GCCTACATGACAACGGAGGGACGGTTGGGAAGTTTCTACTTCCTGAACCATGCCCGAAGACCGGACACCCAAAGATCCACGGGCACACGGTCAATAAGCTGGTCGATCTGGGCTGGTGTCAGTTCGGCATGGATGAGCGCCGCCCGGTGTTCTGTCTCACCAATGCCGGTTGGCTCGCGTGTGCCGCCCTCTTCGGAGACGTACCGCTTCCCCCTGGGGTTCACCCTGAGCCCGAGCCTGAGCCAGATCCTACGCCTGTCGAGCCTGTGAGCGCGCACACTGTCGAACTAACAGAGGACGAGGCTCGGGCCTTTGGGCTGTGGCTCGCGCATCGTCGAGCGGCTCCTAAGATGCCACCCGAAGCGATCAAGCGCGCTGAGCCTATCCCGATCGAACTGCCCGAGGATCACGAGGCTTGGTTAGAGCTCCGCAAGCAATCGATCGGGTCGTCCGATGTTCCGACCGTCCTGGGCCTGAATCCCTGGTCTGGGCCGTGGAAGCTCTGGGCTCTGAAGACCGGCAAGATCCCAAACCAGGATGCCGGATGGTATGCCGCGCTGGGGACGAAGATCGAGCCGCTGATCCTTGAGCTGGCAAGCGAGGATCTCGGGGTGGATGTCTTAAAGCCCCGGAACGCATACCGCCACGGGCTGATCTCGTGTCTGACCGCAAACCTCGACGGACTCGCACGCGACCCGCTCGATCCGGCGCGGACGGTCATCGTTGAGGCGAAGCACGCCAGCCTCTACGCGAAGAAGGCGATCGAAGCTCTCCGCGATCATGGAACGGTGACGCCGGGATCGGACGTCGAGCGGTGGTACTACCAGATCCAAGAACAGATCGCGGTTATGGCTGTCGACGCGGCTTACCTCGCCGCCCTGGTGAACAAGGACTTTTATACCGTCCGAATCGAGCGAGACGATCGAGCCATCGCGACGATCGAGCGTGAGTGCTCGGCATTCTGGGATCGGTTTGTCGCTGGTCCAGACGGCCCGAAGCCCCCACCGGCTAGTGCTGCAGATTTGGGGACGCTCACAAGCGTTGCTGACACAGACCCGGAAGAGACGGTGGAAATCGATGATCTCGCGGCCGAGCTTCTCCGCGTCCAGGCGATCAACGATGAGATCCGGGAGCTGAAGACCGAGAAAGACGGGATCGACGCGAAGATCCGGCAAGCCCTCGGAGACGCCGGGATCGGAACCGTTGAAGGCGTGACACGTGTTCGGATCTCACACAGCGAGCGAACGAGCCTCGACACGAAGAAGCTACGCGCCGAGCACGGCGACCTTTTAAAGAACTATCAAACCACGAGCCGCACGAGCCGGCTCACGTACACGAAGGCGAAGAAATGAACGACAAGACCCCAACACTTGAGATCGTAAAGCATGAACTGGTCGAAAACGGCGCCAAGCTCCGCGCATCCCTGCCCGATCACTTGAAAGACTCGGCCGGTGACTTCATTCGGCTGGCCCTGGTCGAGTTCCGGCGCACGCCAGCTCTCCAGAACTGCGCGCCCGCGTCCGTTGTCGCCGCCGTGCTCGACTGCGCGCGCCTGGGGCTCAAGCCTGGGCCGCTCGGACATGTCTACTTTGTGCCATATCGGACCGACTGCACGCTGATCATTGGATATCGCGGGCTTATCAAGTTGGCGCTACGCTCGGGTGATATCACGGCCGTTGAAGCTCACCCCGTGTTCGAGACTGAGCGCTTTGACGTCGAGCTAGGCAGCGAGCCGAAGATCACGCATGTGCCGGACTACAGCGTGCCCCGGTCGCCTCAAAACGTGCGGCTCGTCTATGCCATCGCACACAAGGCCGATGGGCGGTCTCTGTTCGACGTTATGACTCGTGGGGAGATCGAAGCTATCCGCAACCGCTCGAAGGCGCGCGGCGGCCCCTGGGCGACGGACTGGATCGAGATGGCGCGCAAGACCGTTGTGAAGCGAGCTGCCAAATACTGGGACGTCTCCGCCGACCTAGCCGAAGCCATCGCGATCGACAACGAAGCGACCGGGTATGAAGAGACCCCGAAGCCTGAGCCGGTGGCGGTCGCAACGCCTGAGCCGGTGATCTCCCGGTGGTCTGAAGACGAGTAGACAAAGAAAAGCCCGCCGGGATTGCTCCGGGCGGGCTGGCGGGTGCGTGGGTGCGGTTACTCGTCTAGTCTGGTTAGCCAAAGATCTTTCCATCCGTCCGGGTGAACTGTCAGACGAACGCGGCCCATGCCATCAAACTCAGACGCGAGATCCCTTGCTTCTGCCTTTCGGACCTGGACCCATCCGAAGTCATGAGCGACAACCCGAACCGGTCCCGGCTTGTTAATCTCAGATAGAACGCTCGCGCCGCTAACCGTGTAGGCCTCTTCCGTCATGCCGATCACCCTATTGCCCGGCCTGAGGCGCGGCCTCAGACTTGCTGATCATTCCCTGGCTTCGGATTGCCTGAACGATCGCGCTTAGGGTCGTGTTCTGCGTCTTCTGTCCGGTCTGGCGGTAGATTGCGTCTGCGATCGCCGACTGAATCATCATCTCTTCGTGCTTCGTCATGGTCTCTACTCCTCGGCCCCTCGGCCTAGTGGTTCTACCCAGAAAGCCCGCCGAGCTGAGCTGGGCGGGCTACTTTAGTGCGTGGGCATCGCCTACGGGATGCGACCGGGCGCGGGCCGCTTGTCTCCAATGGGAGCCAATCCGTAATGAACCCTCACGGCATCAATGACGACAACGCCCGCCGCTGTGCGACCGGCCCAAGTAGTCATCGCATGGTTCACAGAAAACCCCTCGCCGACAATGAAGTCGATCGTCTCGATTGCGTCATCGATCAGAAGCTGTGCGGTGGTTGCGTTCGTCATGTCGTCTTCCTTTGGGCTCCCGCCCTGTGTTCTGAGACCTTTATACGTCGGAACGATTTAAGAACGCAACCAAAAAACACATGTTTCTGTACCTTTTCGGTGTTTTTTTTCACCGATGCGGTTCGGTGCAGCGTTTAGCAGACGAAGAAAAACGCGGCGCGAGCTGTCCAGGACGGCCGGATCGCCTCTAGCGCGTCGGCGTGATCACCATTTGACCTTGTCGGACCAGTAGGCGGCTGACATCTTGCCCTTCGCAATGTTCTTCGCGTGTCGGGCTTTGAAGGCTCGCCTTTTGGCTCGGTCTGCGTCTGTGTCGCTCTTCTTCGGGTTCCCGGCGGTCTGCGCGCCTTGCTGGCCGAATCGGATGAGTTTGATCCGGTCGCCCTCTTTGGCAACGACCACGTGAGATTTCGTCGGATGCTTCGGTGTCCGCTTCGGTTTATTGAAGGCGTCGACGCCTGCGAGTTTCAACCGGTAGTCTTTCTGTTTCGGTGGCATGGTCTCACCTCCCCGGTGATCGTAGCACAAAAGAAAAGCCCGCCGAGATTGCTCCGGGCGGGCTGGGTGGATGCGTGGGTGGGTGGCTAGACAGACGGCCACCTTGCCCCGAGATCGCTAGGCAACGGAAAGTTCAGCCCGCTGTCCATAGCGCCAAGCACAGCCGCCATGCGGTTGATCGCAAGGTCGGAAGAGTCGCGAACATGCGACCAGTCCCAAAAGTCAGCGGAGCCCTGCTTCGGGGCTCCGAGCCCATCGGCCGCGACGCGAACCCACTGATCCTGAAGATCGGTGAGCTGGCCAAAACGGCTACCCGAAGGATGGAGAAACGAGACAACAATGTCCCAAGATGAAGAAACCGAAAAAGCACTAGCCATGCTGGCCTCCCTGGGGTCGCCCCCGTCCGTTGACTGAGACCTTTATACGTCGGAACGATTTAAGAACGCAACCAAAAAAGCACATTTTTTTATCTTTCTGGTGTTTTTTTTCGTCGGGTCGGTTATGAATGGGGGCAGGAGGTGCACAAAATGGACTTGCACGAGCTGGCCAAAATCAAAGGTGAGGGCGCGATCGCAGACGTGATCGGGTGCCAAGTGACGAGCTTTCGGAACAAGCGATCGGGACAACGCCCGCTCTCTATCGATGATCTGTACGCGATCAAAGCCGCGTTTTCGGAGTTCGACATCGGAGCGACGGTGATCAAGATCGGCCGTCGCCGGTCGTCGCGATAATTTTGACGGGCCTCCCGATCCGGTTGAATGTCGGATCAGGAGGTGCCGACATGACCACAACCGCCACAGAGACCCGCTACACTGTTGATCACGCATTGCGCCTAGGCTTTCGGATCATCCGACT